AAAACCATTTGAAGAATTAACACAAGCACAACAAACAGTTTTAGCTTCTGTTGGCTTTCAACACGGTACTTCTTTCACAAGATCAGATGGTACTGATATGAATTTCATAAAGCAAGCCGCTAGTCAAGATTGGGACGGTGCTCTAGCTAATTTAAGAAACTTTGGAGATGAGTTTGGTACTAGAAGGAATAAAGAAGCAGACTTATTAGAGTTGGAAAAAAAAATTAAATCAGGAAATAAATTAAAAAAGTTTATACCAACTGATACTACTAAACAGAAAAACTTATTTTCAGAACTACCTGATGTAAGTAGAGGTTTGTTTTTAGATACTGCTTATAACAATAGTGAATACCAAAAGTTTATTGAAGAAGATATTACATTCTATAACGGAACTAAAGCCGCACTAAGAGAGAATAATATTTTTGCTAATACTTTTGATATATTCTTTGGCCCTAAATTTGTTGCTCAAAATGGTTATAGTTATGAAAATAATAAAGAAGAATTTGAAAAAATAATTAAAGACTACGGACTTAATGTTGAATTTAGAGAAGGAGTATTAAGAGCTATTAATCCTTTACATTTAGAATTTTTAGCAGGTAAAGCACAGAGGCATCAAAAAAATGCAGAAATATTATCTGGTCTAGGTTGGACAGGTACAGCTTTATCTATAGGAGCATTAATTTTAGATCCTGTAAATTTAACAGGATATGGAGCCTTAAATAAAGTAATGAAAGGTACTCAATTCCTTACAGGATTAAGTAGGAGAGAGCATTTTGTTAAAACAGCATTAGCCTATGGTTCTGCGGAAGGTGCTCTTTATAGCCCTGTGGCTTACAACAATCCAACTATGGGCTTAAATGATGTGATTATAGCGTCAGCTTTAGGTGGTACTCTTGGAGGGAGTATCTCCGCTTTGACGGCTAAAAACTTAAAAAATGTAGCTGTTGCTATGCAGAAAACTGACCTCGTAGAAAATGGTTTAACACCAACACCTAAAGCAAACGCTACGGTATTTAAAAATGTTAAACACACAAAAGATAATAAAAAATTACAAAAAGAATTAATTGATACTGATTTAGTTGAAGATAAAGAAATTATGTTTCCTGTGTTAAGGAATCTTCCATTTTTAGGTTTTACAACAAGTAGATCAGGTACTTTAGGATCTAGTAAATCCAAAAAAGTAAAAGCCTTTGGTTTTCAAACTTTAGAAGAATATATTGGTTGGGGCAAAAAGGGTGATAAGAAAAAAATTGGTAGAGAGTTTGTTTCTCAAGGAGAAACTACTGATATTACAAGAGATTTAGTATTTAATGCGGCACACGCTAAAGTATATACAGCGGCAAATGATGGTAAAGGTTTAGAAGGTGCCATGAAAGGGTATCTAACTAAAAGAGGTTATGGTGGAACTATAACTAAAAACATTAAAGGTTTTTTTAATTTTGATTTAAAAGGTCAATATATGTACGAAGTTGCTGTTGCAACTAGAGCTCTAGCAAAAGGTGATAAAGCAAAGCTGTCAGTAAGAGAAGAAAAACTTGTAAATGATCCAGATATAAGAAAAGGAGTTGAGGCTTACGCTGACGGATATTCTTATTGGGATAAAAGTTTAGGAAAAAAAGAAGGAGTAGGTGTTGAAGGTGCGGAAGATTTATCTGCATTTACAGGAAGATACTACTTACCTCAAAAATTATCTTTTGAAGGATATGAAAAAACAATTGCAAAAGGATTTACAGACGAGGATCTTGAAGAAGTTGTAACAGGTTCTATAATGAGTCGTCAAAAACTTTTAAATAGATACGATAGTCCTAAAACAAAAGAAATTGATAAAACTACAACTGTTAAAGGAAAAAACCAAAAAACAGGTGAAATTGAAGATGTTAAAATACCATTAACTAAAGCAAGACAGTTAGCAAAATATTATGTTAAGGCATTAAAGTATAATAAAAAGTTTGGTGGTTTTGATATTGAGCAACTTGTTAGAATTAAAGATCCTTTAAAATTAAAAGCATACATAGATGATGTTTTTCAAGATCTTTCAGATATACAAAAAGATGATTTATTCAATGGTCTTAAACCTCAACTAAGTTTAAAAACTTCTGGTAGATTTGAACAAAGAATTAGACTTGATCCTAATTTTGAAACTACAATTAAAGGTCAAAAAATAAGATTTGATGAGTTATTAGAAAACGATGCTGACTTATTATGGCACTCTTATACTCAAGAAATGTCAGGTTGGTATTCCTTAGCTAAAGTAAATGGAATTAAAAGTAGAGATCAATGGTTAACAGTTAAGAATGAATTAATAAATGATATTAATAAAACATATAATATTGATACTACTGTTTCTGGTTGGAGAAAGTTTGTTAACAAAGGTAATATAAGAGACGCTTTAGCTAGAGATGAAGAAATAGCTACTATTGAAAGTATATTTAATAATTTAATGGGTCGTTCAACAGAAGTTGGAGATCCTTCTACTGGTGCTAATGCTTGGTTAAGAGATTTAAGAAGATTTAATTTTATTAGAGTGCTAAACCAAGTTGGCATAGCTCAGATACCAGAATTTGGAATTGGAGTTTCAAACACAGGTCTTAGACATTTACTTAATGAAATTAAACCTTTTAGACAAATAATTGAAAACGGACAGCAGGGTAAATTACCAGACACAATGTTAAAAGATATGTCTGTTATTGGTGCGGGTAATGGTGATGAACAACTTTATAAAATAGTTCAATCAAATGAAATACTAGATAGAGGAGCTCAAGCTGTAGGTACTGAGCAAACAGGAATTTTATCTAAAGGTGCGGCAAACGCTTTAGAAAAAGGTACGGGATATATGTCTTTTTTAATTCATGTAGATCGTGGTAATAGAAAATTAAATATGAGAACTTTTGTTAATGATCTTGCAGAAAATTTAATAGATGTTTCTAAAGGTGGTAAAGTTTTAGAAAATATAAAAAAAGGTAAACTAAACCGATATAGAGTATTAGGTTTAGAAGATAAAGAATTAGTAGCATTAGCAAAAGAATTTACAGAAGGTAAAAATGTAATTTCTTATAAAAACTACTTAGGTCGTAGAGTAATGCAGTTTGATTTTGTTAATTTTAAAGATCAAAATTTAGTTAGAAGATTTGCTATAGCAGTAAACAGATATACTAAAAGAACAGTACAATATAATTTAATTGGAGATACAAGTAGATTCTTCTCTGACAGAGCTCTAGGTAAAACAATGGGTCAGTTTAGACAATTCATTATGACTGCTTGGGGTAAACAATTTTTACATAATATGGCTATGGGTGATCTTACTACTTTTGCTATGTTTATGAATACTATAATGCTAGGAGGATTAGCTTACGTAGCACAGGTTAATTTCAATGCAATCGGTATGTCTGAAAAAGAAAAGAAAGCATACTTAAAAAAGAAACTTGGATCAAAAGGTGAATACAATAAAATAGCTATAGCCGCTTTTCAAAGAGCAGGTTGGTCTTCCATGATGCCTCCCTATGTTGATATGGTGACGGGTATATTATCACCAGAAAATAGATTTAACACTAGATCATCTGGTATGGAAACTGATTTAGTTAATGGAAATCCTACAACTGATTTAATCAAAAAATTAGGTAAGGTTGCAGGTAATGGTTTAAGAGCAGGTTTTAGATCCGACTATGATTTTAGTAAACAAGATTTAAATAGAATAATGAGATTATTTCCATATCAAAACTTATATGGAGTAAATCAAATGTTAAACTTTTTAAGAGATAACTCAGGTTTACCAGACAAGAGTAAACGACAACTATATTAACAAACAGGAAAACAAATAAAATATGGCATTTGCAATAGATACATATACAGGTAATGGTAGCACAACTTCTTATAGTGTAACCTTTCCGTACATTACAACTGCTGATGTTGTTGTAACTATTGATGGTGTTACAAAAACATTAACTACACATTATACTTTTTCTAACTCATCTACTATTGCATTTGGATCAGCTCCTGCAAATGGTGCTGTAATTAAAATTACTAGGTCTTCAAATAGAAATGCTAGACTTGTAGATTATCAAGATGGCTCTACACTTACAGAAGCTTCTCTTGACCAAGATGGAAATCAAGCTTTCTTTATGGCACAAGAAGCTATTGATATTACAGAAGGTACTTTAAATATTTCTACAACTACAGACCAATGGGACGCTACATCTAAAAGAATTACTAATGTAGCTAACCCTACGTCTGACCAAGATGTTGCCACTAAACATTATTTAGAAAACACTTGGTTATCAGCTACAGATAAAGCTGCATTAAATAGTGTTAACTCTA